AAGAAGTTAAGGTTGATCTAGACTTAACAACTTCAACAGGTTATCCTTTTAATACACAATACAAAAGCAAACAAGAGCTTTTTGAAGGAGATAAAGACATTGACGCTTGGTTTGAGGAAGATTGGAATACCCTCGCAAGTGATCCAGAGTGGACCTGTTTATGCACAAATTCGTTAAAAGAAGAAATCCGACCATTAGAGAAGGTTAAGTTGAATAAAATAAGAACTTTTACCGCAATGGCAATGGATATGACAGTGCACGGCAATAGATTATTTGCTGATATGAATGAGAAAATGAACAGTAGCTGGTTGAAATCGGCCAGTACAGTTGGATGGTCACCATATAATAGAAATTGGGACACAATGATAAGAAAATTGAAGAAACATCCAAATGGCTACGCGCTCGATGAAAGTGAGTATGATAGTAGTTTACGTTCATATATGATGTGGGGATGCGCAAAATTGCGTTGGAATATGCTTCGTGAAGAAGATAGAACTCCCGAAAACTTACAAAGACTTAAAACCTTATATAGGAATCTTGTGAGTAGCATCATTATAAGCCCAACAGGAGTGTTAGTTCAAAAACTTACTGGAAACCCTTCAGGGTCACCTAACACGATCAATGATAATACGTTAATATTGTATACATTGATGGCTTATGCTTGGTTAGAAACACATCCATATGTGACTGATACAAGCCTTGCAGAATTTGAGCTGGAGACGGCTAAGTGTTTGTGTGGAGATGACAACACATGGACAGTTTCGGATTGGGCACATCCATTTTATAATGCGTATACAGTAATAGACTGTTGGAAGCAGATTGGAGTGACCACAACAACAGATTGTATGGAACCACGTGGAGCAGATGAACTCGACTATTTGAGCGCGCACACGATGTACATGGGAATAGTAGCAGTACCAACTTATGATCATACAAAAATTTTAACATCTTTGCTTTACAGTGCAAAGAAGAAGCAAGACCCAGTTTTAGCACTAAATAGGTGTAACGGGCTTATGGTCAATGGATTTACAAATCATTGGTGCCGTAAATTCTTGAGAAAATATCAAGAATGGTTGTTGGAGAAATTTGATAAAATAATGTCAAATGATAGAGAATGGATTATAGCAAAATGCGGAATTCATTCTGATGAAACTATGCAAGAACTTTATTGCGGAAAAACCTTGCCAAGACAAGGGTATTCTGAAGATTATAAAGAGGCAGAAGA